CTGACTGCGGGTACGCTAGGGGCGAGCCCGCCGATTAGTCTTACCGCTTTAGCTGAGTCTGTTCTAGCTCCCGATAATTTAAACGCTTCGGTCTCTACAAATGAACCAATTTCCTTAGTGGCCACCTCTGCCGCGGTTCTGGCCCCTGAAAATCTAAGTGCGTCAGCTTCTGTAATTTCAGCCCCAATTAATTTAGTTGCAACCGCACAGGCTGCTACTCCCGAGAATTTAGCCGCCTCTACTCCAGTTAATACTCCAATCTCATTGGTTGCACAGGCTGAGTCTGTTCTAGTTCCTGATAATTTAATCGCAATCGCCGACGCCGCCACGCCAATTAGCTTAACTGCTGAACCTCTACCTGTACTGACCCCAGAAAATCTTCTCGCTAACCCAGTTCATGCAGAAAAACCAATTAACCTTCAAGCTCTCGGAGCGGTTATTGAGCCTCAAAATCTAGTTGCGGGGGGCGGTTTTATAGAAAGTCCTCAAAATCTAGTCGCGGCCGCGCCAGCGGTATTTGCGGATTATCGAAGCGATACAAACGCAAATCCGACTCCGATGTATATGCTGTCGACTTTATATGCAGCGGGTATTGCCTCGGTAAATTGGCAATATTTTCTCGATAATACTAATGGTTCGGCTGCGACAGCGGCACCACCTACTACCTCTCAAGAATTAAGTAATTCACCCTGGGCTGGAGCTTTTAGTTCAAGAGCTGCGGACCCGTTAACTGTTTTTTGGCCGACGGCTAATACTGCGAACACTGATTACATAGGCCCCGTTAAATTTAGAGATCTTTCAGGTGCCGGAGACCAATATGTTTACTGGATGAAAATGAACTGGGGCGGGCTGAGAGATTGGGGGGATATGGGTGCGAACGGACTTAATAGCACTCTTCAATGGGCTCAAACTAGAACCGGGACTTCCCCATCTTGGTATGTTCAGTTTAAAAGTTCTACTTCTAATGCTGACACATTTACCTGGTGGTTAGTTGCCGATACTACTGGGCAGTACCGATTTCGTCTACTAACCAGCGCAGATGTAGGCACGTCTTATCAATCAGGAATTTCTGGACTCCCCATTTCTGGGCACTCAGCGTGGAATATGTTCGAATCTTTAGCTTTTAGCGACACTTCCGCTTTTGAGCGTCACGAAATGACTTACCTTAACAACACACCGCTAAGAATATGGGCAACACCTACTCCAGTTACTCCTACAAACCCCTCCGATGTGATATCGTTTGTCGACAGCTCAGGTGTTACTCAGACTGACTCGTTTCGAACTTTAGATACTACCTAAGCTCAATTCCCCAACCGCTTGAAAAATACTAAAATTTTAATCAATATATAAACTATGGCTACAATTAATTTATCTTGGACACGAAATTCTGGGGGTGGAACGCCTACGAAATATGCAATCTACCGCAGAGTAGGCGATTTTGCTGAAGGGTCGGTTAAAAACTCCCCTGATGCGGGCTTTCCTATTATTGTGAGTAACGATACTACAAACGATCCCGCGGCTGAAACTTTTACTGATACTACAAACGGAAAAAGTACCTCAGTAAATGCGTTATATCTTGCCAGCGATTCACTAAATGGTAGCGGTACATACGCAGAACCTGCTTCTGGCTCCTCGTATTCGTATACCGTTACAGCATTTTCTGCAACAGGTGTTGAATCTGGTAACGCAGCTAACTCAGCTGCTGCTAAAAACATTTTGGCGTAAGCCAAGCATGATGCAACGCATCGTTGCAAAATAGCTATGTATTCCGGAACAACAAAGCCGTCAAAATTTAAGGGCTGGCTTTTTGATGAGCGGACTTCTACATTATCTGGCCCATTTGTCCATGAGGATGTAACCGCGATTACGACCAAGGATAACTCCGCGGAGATGTATTGCGTGACTAAAGAAAAAGAGGTCAAGCGAACGGATCTGTTAAAATTTAACGATCCTGTAATCCCAGCATTTTCTGATCCTTTCGATACCGCAACTCCGATTACTTCCGCAGATTCCGGAATCGTGTGCTCACAGTCTGGTCAGGGGTTTCTATATCGAAATCGTTTTATGTCCCAACCGTTTTCCGATCCAGTTCTGGGCGGTGGTACAATTTCCGATCCTCTCTATTTTAAAGATTCTTATCTCGCGAAGACAGAAACGAATTGGATGCATCTGGGGGATGAGCATAGCGAAAAACAGATCTACCGGGTCGATTTATCATTCCATAAAAATTCATGCGGACACCTCTGGCTCTATGTCAAAAATGATGACGGGCTGGTTAAGGGGCAATATAAAGGGATGCTCAAGCCCCACATGAAAGTTTTTACTAACATGCGAGGCCGGAGATTTAAAATCCAAATGATGATTGCGACCCACCACAACTTCCCATGGGCAATGCGTGAAATGTCAATAGGACATCTCTATGGGAAAAGCTTCTAAGCTGCCCATAAGCTCAACACCTTCGGGTCTACAATTAAGTCCGCATAGCACTCATTTGTCGTTTCGACGGTGCTGTGCCTGAGGAATTTCTGCGAGGTGTAGATCGACTGAGTGGTGCTAATATAAGATCCGAAGAGCTTTCGACACTCGTGCAATGGAAGCTGGCGATCCCATCCAATTTCGCGCAAAGCATTAACGGTCTCCTTGAACATTGAGCGGCCGCTGTCAGCTCTGTTCTCAATTAAATAAACATTGCCCGACGCTTTATTAATAATGTTCGCGGCAATCGCTTTGCTACCTTGGGTGAAACCCTCATGCCCACCTTTAGGCTTGAAATCGAGCTCTCTGTAAATGGCTATCCTTGCAATATCGGTAGTCATATCAAACCAGTCGGCCCGAGCGTGAAAAACTTCCCCTCGGCGCATCCCAAAATTAAGAATGAGCCCAAGCAGCGTATACATGTCACCTGAACTTTTCTCCCACAGATCGAAAGTCTTTTTAATCAGATCGGTGGAAGGTAATCTATATTGCTGACCTAAGCCTCCAAATTTCTCTAGATCTTTAATTTCGTCAGACCAGCTAATGTCCATTCCGTCATAAATTCTAGGCTGCTTAAATAGCGCGCAACATTTTGTGAGCTTGGAATTTATCGTCCGCATACAGCTTGCGATTTTACCTTGGTCGGTTAAGTTAGCTAACTTTAGCCGCTTGTACTCCATCCAAAATTGGAAGTCGAATTTGTCGGCTTGGAAGTCATCCACCTTTTTAGTGCCGAGAACTTTTCGGTAGACACTCTTGAAGGCATCTTTGTAGTCCTTGACCGTGGTTGCTGAAAGACCATTTGCTTTCGTATTTTCTTCGTAGCGATCCCAAAATTCTCCGACCGTTGGAACTGGATCTTTAACTTTTGAAAAAGCTTTTCGCTTAAATAATTTAAACACTTCCTCAAATGGCTGAAGCATTAAGTGGCCGCGAATTTGATCAGCTAATGTCAAAGCTTCCTTTTTATCGTAGCCGAGAGGAAAATACTTATCCTTACCATCCACGGTTGTTCGGAAAGTCCAAGAGCCCTTGGACGTGCGTTTAGTGATGAGGGCACCATGAGGCGTCCTCGATTTTGTCACGGATTTGTGACGGGTGGTGTGTGATTTCATAGTATACCCTTACATGGTTTTTGTTGGTTTGCAAATAGATACGAGCTAAACCCCTCTATCTATGGGCTGAAAAGCACATTTTGAATCCAGCGCGTCTACCAATTCCGCCATCCGGGCAAAGTGTTGCTTGTCAGCGAGTTGACAAAGAAGTCAAGCACTGTTATACATATATATATGGAGTGATTGTCACGGATTTGTGACGGGGGGTCAATGTTAATAGTGGAGAAAAATTCATGAAAAAGTGGTTGGATAAAAACAAAAAAATCGAGGGAAGCATGTTGGAGGCGGTAGGCATTCAAGCAAAACAAATTGCGGATGACCTTATACCTCAAGTTAGATTGTGTGCATTAGAAAATGAGATGAATGCAGATATTTTTATAAAAGTCCATTTCGAATTTGAGGACGATAAGACCGAAGTTTGGTCAGAGGGGGCAGTTCAATTTCCTCCGAGACAATCTGTCTCAGCGTTGTTTCAAATCGAAGGCGAGGAAGATAATGCTAGAGAAGCTGGGGCTGACTCCTGAGGAAGTTCGAGCGGCATTCGGAGTTGATCCTCCTGAAGAAATAGAAAAGAAAAAAAACTATCTCTTTAGGCATGACCAAAACCGAATGCGTCATCGAATGAAATTTTGGGATAAGATGATCTACGCAAGATTTCTCGGCGGAACCCACCCAAAAATTATTGCGGGAGCACTAGGAGTTTCAGAAGAAACGGTTCGCGTTCGTCTCCGCAAGGCGGGCCTATTTCAAAGATTTTAGCTGTCAAAAATCGCCCAATTTTCTCGGTACTCCTCAAGTATTGATTTGGTGTTTGGATCGTTTGGGTACACCCAGGTGGTTACCCCTCTCAAAATCGAGGTTGGGAGAAGGTAAAAAACATCAATCGGAGCTACATATCCCGCTACCACATCGACCTCCTGGGGGTTAATTGCGGACTTACCTTTTTTCCCTGAACCCGTGCTCAATCTATACCTTGGGATCTTTCGAGTAAGACCTTCGTCCACATGATTTCGAGTGCCTTTTATTTGAACCTTAAACACCTTACCTTCAGGGTTCTGCACCATGCAGTCTTGGGGTAGGTAATCTCCGGCCGGTAGGAATATCTCGAGACCTTGGCGCAGAGCCTTAGTGAAAAATTCCATCTCATATATAAACCCGTCCCGCTTATTGCGGTTGTTGCTTTCGCCCTTACCCGATTTTCCAACCATATTGCACCTTCTCACTTCTATTTATCCAGTTAAAACCTTTGGAGACCATGTGATTTAGCCCCCATCCTAGTTTTCTCGCACTGAGCTCTTTTAATAATATGCGATTATTCTCATTTGCATTAAGAATAACCATCAGTTCTGTGCTGGTACCTTCCCAACTATCATCTTTAAGAGTTCGCTTGAACATGTTCATCAGCTCAATGATGTGAGCATATCGACTGTCGGCCCGAGACCGCTCCTCAAGGATCGGGTTAATGTAAGCCTGTACCCCAAATCTCACATCTAGCATCTCTTCCTCAAGGACATTAGCCTTTAGCCAAGAGGCGAAGGCCGGAAGCTCAGAGACAACCTTTTTCTTAATGTCCTTAGTGAAATTGAAGCCGTCGTTACAATTGAACACCATCAACTTATCCTTGATGCTCATGTCTAAGTCAGGTAGCAGCCTCATCGACACCGGGTCATCATTCAGGGTGCAAGAGATTCGGCCTCTCCAAAAAACTCTTCCTGATTTCTTGAACTTGCCGTTAATCAGGAATGTGTCGTTGGCGATATGCTCCTTCAGACGAGCGGTGAAGGCTGTGTGCATAGCGGAAGAAGCTGTTGGAGCCTCGTCATCCACAAGCCACATCCCGTACTCGAATAGATGGTCCGTCCACTCAGATTTACCCGTCAGATAATCCGATGCTTTGATCCCTCCGCCAAACAAACCTCCAAGTACAACCGTATTATATAGGGTTTTACCGCAGTTTGGTGGGCCGACTAGGAAGTGGGCGTGACCCCTTTTTGGTTTCCCTGCTAATGCATTCTGATAAGCGTGAGTCAGCCAAGCCAATTCGTATTTTAATTGGTCTTCCCCCAGCATATGCTCCATCCAACTAGCTATAGTCTCAAAGCCTTCACCCCATTCGAATTTATTTTCATCAGGGGTAAGCGGTCGGACTTGGGCAGTATTAAAATACCTTTTATTCTCGTAGTGAACGATTGGATCTCTGACGAAGCAGAAGGGTAGGCCAGCCTCGACCTTTTTAGTTTTCTGAATCTGATTTAGCCCTCGTCTCGCTTCAGAAACATTTTCATTTCTGCCTGGGCGAGCATTGAGGTCGTGCTGGCACTCTAGATCGAGTAAGCAGTCATCTTTTCCTGTCATGAAAAAACCACCGCCTTCTTCTTGAATGAAATAGTTTCTTCCGTCGTACCAGTAAGATTTAATTGCGGCTCCAATCCGTCCAACTTCATATTCTCGGACGAATCTTGCTCCGACAATCTCAGACCATGTGTAAAAGCCCTTGGGCATATTGAACACTTGCATCCCCGTTTCGCGAACAACCGCTGAATCGACTGATCTGTGATCTCCTCCTGGATCCCAATAAGTAGGGCCGCGAGCCCCCTCAATGAATTCCCCAGGCCATGCGTTATCAGGCCACACTTTATCAACCTCTTCTTTTACCTTGTCGAGCGGGATTGCGGGAGCAGCCCCGTCCTTAAAGTCGGCTGACTTGGACTCTTCGAACATCCAGTAGTTGAGTAAGCTTATATCGAGTCGTGAGTCCTTAGACACAGGTCGCCAGTCGAAGCCATGAAGTAAGTAATGCTGTCTCTTGAAATTGCCCATATCAAAACCGGCAACCATTTTTTCAAGCTTTAGCTCTTTAGCGATCCGCTTTAGGAATCGATCCTTCCAGTTGCCACCATGAATATAAATCGCTTCCTCAAAGAACCACACCGCGTGGATTCCCCCTGAAAACGAGCGACTCACATAATTAACAGGGTGCTCCCCGTCGATTAATTTAGATATCGCTTTTTCATACTCCTCGTCGTCGAGTTCAACATCCCAGTCAGCGGAGATGCCGTGAAGGTATCTCATGGGATTCTGCGATGACACTCTTCTGTTAGGATCGACTCCCTCCGCGGTCGAGTGAGCTCCGTATTGAGTAGTAGGCTTCGTGGCCCACTTCTTGTAGTTACGGGCTTGCTCAGCTACTGAATCACCTTGAAAATCGGGAATCTGATACTCGATTTTCCAGGGTTCAGTCTTCTCGACCTGAGAAGCAGTTAAGTTAGGAAGCGAGAACAGTCTCATTCACGCCCTCCAAAATCTTTGTTACTTCTAGTTCTAGGTCTGTTACATAACAGCTTATGTTTTGTAACTTGTTGTCGATCATATCGTCTCCTACTCCCGCTTCAGAGATATGACCGTCTTCAATTAAGTGCTTACCCCTAAGCACTTCAATCACTATTCCATCATACCCGCGGATCATTTGCGCTTCGTTGTGGAATCGAACATCGTCGATCACAACATTTTTGTCCTCCCCAAGCTCCTTTTCCATTAAATAAATCCAGATATTGGGATGGATGAGGTCTCTTGCCCACTCCGTACCCAAACTTTGCATGAGCTCTCTCGGGCTTTTGCCAAAATCTGGAAGCTTGATCTCCTTTAAGCAAGGGTCTTCAAGCTTCTCTCTCTCAATGCCCATCCCTTCAAGCATTCGCTTGATCGGTGAAGCAAAACTCTTGATCTTGAATCCGTGATTGTCCCTTAATATGCGAGCAATTGAAGATTTCCCGCACCCTTTTCTTCCTGTAAGTCCTATTAACATTATTTTTTATACTCCTGTGTTATGATCGCCTCTGCATCGAGTGGGACTCCATCCATCCACTTCGGCCCAGTGCTCATCAATTTAATTATTTCTGCTTTGGTCTCCTCTGCCTTATCAGCTTCGGTTTCCACCACTACCTCGTCATGCACATGTAAAATTATCCTATGCCCAGCCTCTTCGATTCTGTTCATCTGATAAGCGAAACAATCCCGTGCAATGGATTGAATCACATTCTGAAAGATGTTAGCCCCGTAAGTCTTTGTCCTTCTGATGCTTCCGCGCTGTGTTGCACAGGTGACACCGTCGGGCTCGTTTCTACACCTGAAATATTTCAGCGTTCGACCGCTAGGTATTTCGATTTCAAAGTCTTCACCCTCAGCGGCAGATTCCTTAAGCAATTTATCTAAGCCTTTCCACATGTTTACAATTTTTGGGTTCTTATGCCTAAAATCCATTACCTGAATGAATGCGTTAACCCACTGCCTACGCTCTGATACCTCAAGGGAAGAGTAGATTGACGCTTTGGTGGGCATATACTTGCCAGCATACTCCTGAAAACGAATCTCGTCCTCGCGGCTGAACTCTCCCGCAAGAATCTGTTTTTGGCCATAGGCCGCCACAGTTTCCGCAAACTTAGCCCACCCCGAGCCGTAGCCCAATTGCAACACACGCACTTTTGCCAGTGTATATAAATCTGGATCTTCCTTCTTTAATTCACCGCCAGTCCAATTCATAGTCAGCCGAGCATGAGCCTCATAGATATTCACCTTATCTCGAAGGAGTTGGAGTGTGTCCTCATCCTCAACCCAAAAGGCGGTAGCCCTTGGCTCAATATTTGCGAGGTCACATATAACTAGACTTTTACTTTTGGGTGCTTGAATACAGCTTCGGATGTTCACCCCCATCTGAGTGTCCCTCTGCAAGTTCTGCATGTTAAGACCACTATCACCAGACCATCGGCCGGTAACCTCAGCGCCCCAATATTTCATGTTGTAGCTGATTCGGTCGTCGGGCGTTAAACGATCGATCATAGAATTTACTCGAGCGAGCTGGTGGACAATGCGGTTATAGTTCTGCATGTCTGCGACAAAGGTTATCTTCTTACCATTCTCAGTAAGCCAATCCTTAAGCTCCTGACTATCCTTAGCTAAGGATTTCGGAGGCTCAATATCGAGCTTACGACATTCAATCGCTAAAGCCTTTTTAGAGTAGACAACGTATTCCTTCTTGGTGTCGGGATCAATTTCTCCGTACCAAGGTAACGCATTTCCGGCATTAAACTTTTTCTTCTCAAGGGTGTTCTTAGATTCCATGAGGCGTTGAATACCCCCAGGCACACCTTCGTATGCCATCTTCCTTGTGGCTCGGCTCAGCTTGCGCTCCTCCTCAGGCCACTGCTCGTTGAGCTCCATCCACAGGTTGTAAGTGTGCTTAGCATCATCAAGCGCGTACTGAAGAACCTCTTTCGATTCATCTAAGGCAATCATGTCTTCCCAGGTTTTACCCTTCATGTTAGACCGAATCCCCTTATCCATCTCGACCCCAAGAACTTCTTTAGCCGAGCCCTTAAGATTTCGCTGGTACTGGAGGTAAACACACATGTCAGCGGAACACTCCCATGTTACATCTAATGTTTTTTTCTTTTTTCTACTCATCTCGCGTTAACTCCAATCTCTTTAGGGATGGTGCCTATCGCCTGACAGCGCTGGAAGACCCGTTGATCAAATGAGGCGTTGTGAGCAATGAGCGTGTAGCCGTCCAGTTTTGACCAATCGAAATCTCGGGGGTGTCCCACGAACTCGAAATCCGGGCAGTAGATGCTCACTAAGTAAGCACTAAATTCAGGGTGGTGGACATACTGATAAGTACTCGAACCCTGAATCGAGTACGCTTTTGAGTAGTATGTCTCAAAATCTATCGCAGCAATCTTTGTTGTTTTTTTTCCCATATTTGGTGTGTGGTTATGGTTAAATTGTTAATTTGTACTTTAAATCTGCCTTGGTGGTATAGGGGGCCGGAGAAATCACCCAACCGGCCCCCACACACACCACAAGGAGGTTAGCTGAAATCAGTTAACCACTCTGCAAACTCAGGCGTATTGCGATGGCCACGTTTGACCTTCGGTACATGAACTGACTTACCGCCAAAGGTGGCTTTCTCAGTTGTCAGTACGAACGATCCGGTTTTCAAACCGTCACGATAATACATCGCACTCGCTGTAAATATTGGAACGGCAGCTCTCTTATACGCGGTTCCTTTAATCCGCCATAGGGCGAATGCGTAGTTACCGCCATCATACTCAAAAGGGAACACCTCAGGGTCATCTCCTTTGATGCAGATGAGAGCGTCTGCGATAGGTAACCAGTCGGGTTTCTTTCCGCCGTTACCCCATTCAAATGATCCGCCAATTTCAATAGCGTCCGCTTTGGATACGATCCTTGGAATCTCACCGCTATCCCAGTCGACATTTTCTTCGAAGAGTTTACCGATTCTGCAAACCGTAAACTCGATTTCCTTAGATCCGTCCGAGATTAAATTCTCTCCGTCCAACACAATCTCACCCTTTTTAAAGTTCTCAGCGAGGTTACCCATGCCTTGAACAATTTGAAGACGGGGGAGTGCGACATCTGACGTTTCTAAATCTCCGATTACTCCGCTACCAGTTCGCGATAGGGCGTTCGCTTGAGGGTTGCCCTCAACGATATCTCCAGCAGCTTCTGCTGTAGCGGTCATTTCTGTTTTCTCTTCACTTAGTGCTTTCTTAGCCATTTTTGTATTTCCTATTTTCTATTTTCTATGTTGTTGTTTGTTGTTGTTATGTTTCGCGTATGTATAACACGATAATTAAAAAAAAGCTTACGACTGTTTCCGTAGGTACGGACTGCGGTCTCGCGCCTCTTCAGGCGGTATAACCCCAGATTCCTCGAGCCTTTCTTCAACCCGTCCTCGGGCTTTATTCTTCTCCCCGTGTGGGAGCTTCTCTGCATAGGCCTTGCCTAGCGCTGTCATCGAGACATTGCAAGCGGCCATAAATTCTTCAGGTGATAATAAATCTTCCACCGCATCGTATGCAGCTTGGCCATCCTTTACCTTAAGACTCGCGGCTCGATAATGTAGATTATATCCTGGGATCTCAGCACCTTCCTCAACCGCCAGCTTAAGAGCCTGAGCCTTAGCGGCCGATGCCCACTTGTCCACCACTTGAGCTACATTGAGCATCTTCCCTAATACCGCCGGATCCTCGATTTCAGCGGGAGAATAACTGTCCCAAAGATTGACCTCGAAATCTGTTACGCTCTCAGCATATTTCTTTGCGATAGGTAACATCTTATCGGAGAGGGCGGGGCATCCTAATTTGTGCTTACAGTACCTACAGCCCTCGCTGTTCGGTATGGCCTCAGAATCCTCCTTCTCCGCTTTCTCTACTATCAGACTTATGCGAAGTCTAATGTCCTCCATGTCAGCCCGCGTATAATCGTGAGTCAAGACCTCATCTCTTCTAGGTATGATGAAGTGTACAGTCGCAGTTTCTAAGTGCGGAAATTTATCCATCACACCGAGAAGGTAAGCCTGACCCTGGATATTAATATCCGCGTCATCAATCGAGCCCCGGCCATACTTAAAGTCAGCAACATCGACGTGAGTGCCGTTAATAATTACGCGATCAACTGTCCCAAAAATCCATTTCTCAATTGCTTCTCGTCTACTCATACCATTCCTCCATGTTGCATTTTAGTAGTGCCATTAGATCCGATGTCATCTTGAACGAGTATATTGGGATTTCCCCCGACTCGGTTAGGATTTTTACGCTGTCTCCACGCTTCACGACGCTGATTCCATTGACGGGTCTTTTTTCCGTCAGAAGTGTCAGATTGAAAGTGGGTCGTGGGTTTTCTGTTGATTGCCTTATACATCCTTCAATAGTGCTATGCATACCGGATTTTGACTCTGAGCTCTTTGTGGATCTCATCCGCTGAATCCTCAAAAGGTTTGAGGTAATCGAGACAGGATATAACCAGTCGCATCTGCTCTTCGTTAAGCCCTTCTAGGTTGCCGGTTTCGGCCGCACTGTGGAGCATCGTTCCCTCTTCTGCGAAGATGTTCGTCTCATTAGAAGAGCGATAGGAGGGGCAAATCTCCACATATTTAAGTGTGCTCGGGCCGAGCTCATGATGTTCCTCAGGAGTCGACATCGTCTAACCTCTCCATTAATTCGTGTGTAAATTGAGTCAGGTCGACTATGGTTTTCCATATGTTCTGACTGTCTTTTTGAATGTCGGTAATCTGCGTTTGAAGCAATGCCATGTAGCGAATAATTGCATCCTCTCCACTTGCCCAGGAGGAGTTAACTCCGGGGGGCTCTTCACTCCTCTGCTCCTCTACTGTGTTGAGTAAGAGCTGGCAGTTTTTCAGCAGGTTCGTGTAATTCTCGCCGCATTTCTGCTTGAACTCCATGGGTAGGTCGTTGATGGAATCTACCGCTTGGAATTTTCGGCGAATGGGGTCGGGGTCGTGGTCTTTTTCGAATTTCATACTTGGTGTGTGGGTTTGGTGTGTAGTCCTATTTTTTGTAATACATATGTTTAACATTTGCAAGTCATAAATAGGGTCGGTTTGTGAGCTTGTCTCTGAGAGGCGCTTCAACACTGGTCGAGCGCTGGAAAGTTTTTTTCATTAGCCGACGGACAAGAGTCA